TTGACACCTCTAAAAGATATTTTTTTATCGAATCCATGACTTTCAACTTTATCAATATCTGTTGTACCTATTGGCTCTCTTCTTTCTGAAGCAGTTTTTTCAAGTGAAAAATACTCTTCAAAAGCTAGATATACGTCAAGAGCATTAATACAATTGGCAATACCACATGCTTTTAATAACGGGATGTGTTTTTCAATTTTTTTATCCCCATTGTAAATTGTACATTTATTAATGCTCTTTTTTATTCTGTGGTTGTTAGTATTTATTTCGTTTACTAAAACTTCAACCTTAGATTTGGTTCCAACTGGATAGTAGAAGCCTATGATGTCAAGATTACATAGTTGTCTTGGTTTATTATAATTAGTCCATTTAGTTACAAGCTCAATTTCATAGTCTTCGGCGTGGTCATATTGATTGATTTTAGTCATATCTATTAAAAATAACCAATACGTGTGACTTATTTGTAGTAGAGCATAAGTGTGTCGGTCAGGCTCATATTTCTTTGTTTTCCACGCCCAATATCTCGGAACGGTTAAATAGGTACACATTAATTCTTTAGTAAGTAGAAATGAATCTCTTCTGTCAAAGACTAGTGTATCGTCTTTATAGACGTTTTGATAAAAGTCATAGAAATCAGTATTTTTATCTATAATTCTCATAATTTTAGCCTGATTCTTTCGTTATATTTGTTCTTATATTAATTGGTGCAACGTCTTTAGGGTCTACGTTTGGTGGCACATATCTATGTGCAGGGCGCCAGCGCCATCCATCTTTCCATACAAGGAAATAGGTTTGCTGAAGTCCATCGTAATAGTCAACCGCTAAAATAGTTTCAACTTCTCCTGTATCAATTCTCTTCGCTTTGAACATTTTTAAACCACTCTTCAAATTCTCTTTGACATTTATCACACATATCCGTATTCCACTTAATTCCATCTATACTAAACTGATGAAAGAATATGTATTTAGGATAACTATTATTTTTAAAAATAGCTCCGCATCTATCACATTCAAGCACTTTACTCATATTATGCCTTTCTTATAATTTCAAAATCATCGAAATCTGGTACTACAGCTAAACCACCCCACGAACCGTGAAGTTGTCCAAAATCATCAATAAAATGAATAACTCCTTCTTTACCACTATATTGTGGTTCATCTTTCATATAGTTAATTCTAATTGTATCTCCTACTTCTGGCATTAGTCTATCTCCTTTAAAATGTTAATGGTTCTTCGGTAATATTTCTAAACTCACCACCTACTTTTCCTGCACATTTATCACACCATGGGCTTATCCAACCAACACTAATTTTAGTGGCCGGGCGCCCACAACATATACATGTGCGATAAGAAAGCATTTCATATTTACAAATTGTATCTATAAGCTCACGATAAATCGACGAAGGCGCGCCGTCATCGTACCAACGAAGACCGCCATATTTTTCTTTTACTTGTGCAACTCGATAATTATTAAGATAATTTCCTTTAATTAAAACTTTTCTAATTTCTTCGCACATTTGTTTTCCAAAAGCCCGCTTCCAACCACTTGGCATATCATCAAAATAAGTATATGGATATTCTATTGGCTCACCAGTTTTCCAATTTCGTATTATAAGGAATGGATAACGCTTACAAATACGTTTATATTTCATTTTAATTTGTTTCTTTTTTATTCGCTTGTTCATAAGCCCTCCCTACCGCGAAATAATACCGAAGCATTGGCATATTATTAAGCATGCACTGCTTATGGTAGGCTTCTCCTTCCATTTCATCGAGCAACTTATCAAAATATTCCTCGGTAAAACTCCAAGTTATAACTTCACCTGTTGATTTTGAAATAAGTTCAATCTCATACATTGGCACATTGGTTGAAGTTCTCCAAAATTCTATTTTTCCTACATCATAAAAATCTGTTAAATTAATTCTCATAATATTCTCCTTTCTACTCTATATTATAATTATATCAGATTTTAATGAAAATTGCAAATTTAGAGGACGATATTTCTACTTATATACAGAAGTATATTAAAAAGGAGGAATTTGTAATGAAATCTCTTGATTATATAAGAAAAACTCTTCCAAATGAATTCAACTGGTCTATACTTTACCAGTTATTTAAGGAAGATGAAATTGAATTAAGTGAAACGGCAGAAGATTATTTAAGAACCACACCACAAAATACGAATTTAGCAATTTTTGAAGAAATTTTAACGACTAGTGATGATTCAGAAGACCAATATTCTACAACTCTATTTAGTGAAACAGTTACAACTGTTGATGATGGGTCTTATGCACCTTATGCAGAATTTACTAATTTTAAAGGTAATATGGCAGGGGAAGTTAAGATTATTATTAATAACAAATCTTATATTTGTTCTCCTAATGGTGAAGGAGTATGGTGTTATGGTGCTCCTTATGTTGACTCTGGATATGACTTTTCGCAGTATCCGTTCAGAATCGAAAAACATCCATTGGCAACAGCTATAAGATTCTATACGCCAACCGCTGGAACTTATACTGTAACGGTTAAAATACCAACAGTGCCAGTAATAATTTAAGGAGGCTAGTTTATGACAATTGAAAAAATAATGGAATATATTTCCTCTAATCCAAGGTCAGTTAATAAGACAGTTATTAGAGGTATGATAGAGGAACTTGTGAAGGACGTAGAAGGCGCCGGCGCTGTAGACGTACCGGAAGTTCCACAGATAGATATTGATGAGATTGTTATTAAGAAGAATGGGGTGTTTAGAGCACCGGAAGGAAAAGCTTATAACAAAGTTGTTGTTAATGTGAAGGGAGAATAGTTATGGCATACGAACCACAAACATGGGAGACAGGGCATAGGATTACCGCTGAGAAGATGAATCATATTGAACAAGGAATAGCTGGTGCGGGCGGTGGGAGTACCGAACCGCTGATAGTTAATGTCACAGAAAATGATGACAGTTATTATATGGACAAGACGTTTGGAGAAATCCGCAGAGCGTTTCTGAGTGGGCAAACGATTCTTGTGATTGATTCTTATAACACAGAGTCTGGCGACGAGGACGTTAGATACGCATACGTTAAAGCGGTTGAATATACTGTACATCCTCGTGGCGAGAATGCTTCGGGGACGATATCGGCTAACCAAAGCTATAACGTAAATGTATCCGAAGCGCCATATACTCTCGAAGCACTTGATGCGAAAATCCCATACTACAACTAAAAAAAGGACATAACTATGGAAGTAATGTACTTCAAGACACAGAAAGAAAGGCTCGACTATTCGACCTAATCCATATAGGAGAAACAAATGAATAAAGAACAAATAATTACATATATAATGACCACACCTCACAATACAAACTGGAATCTCCTTTTTGAAATGTTAGGTGAAGGTAATTGGGATTCATTATATGAATACGTAAATACTACTCCAAGTAATATGAATAGAGTAATCTTAGAACAACTGCTTGAGAGTGGTGGAGAAAGTGATGCACCGAGAGTAGCTCGCGTAGGTGAGGCGCGAGTTGGAATTGATTATGTGGGGTAGGATATGAGTTTTGAAAAGAAAGAATGGAAGTATAGAGATACGATTACAGCCGATGAACTGAACCGCATGGAAGGTGGCATCGAGGAAGCACTTTCGAGTGGGGGTAGCACAGGTTATGAGTGCACAGAAGAATACAGGGAGTTTCAGAAAACGACTCTCACGGTTAACGGTGCAACTGCTCTTAACCTTAATAATGTGCCCGACACACTAGAGGTTTCTATAGATGGACGTTCTTATTCTTGTCAAAATGTTGGCGATAGTGGTTACTATAACTATGGCGACCCCGAGTTCGTAGAGTATCCATTTCATATTTATCGCAATCCTGGCGGTAGCTATATAGAAATGTCACAAGATGGTACTTATGACTTTACATTTGGCGAAATTGTTGAAGAAATCACTTCTACTTCTTGCTTCAAAAAAGCTGTTACTGCGCTGTTTGAGATACACAATATATATGCCTGCGGTCGTAGCGGAGAAGACATTTCGGTTTCTCCGGGGGGAAAGTGTCGAAGTCTCACTTGAAAATATAAGTATAACATCAAATGGGAAACCGATGCCTACGCCTGACGACTTTGACATAGAAGACTATTCTTTCGTATCATTAGTCAATCTTTCATTTAATGGCTTGGCACTTGCTCTTGCAGGCCTAGACTTTAGTGGGAATATGCTTTATCCGATAGTAGTTGTATGTAATATTAGTAATGATACTGTGAATGTGGATAGCCATAATGATATATCACTTCACTTAATCGGCGTAAAAATAAAACAAGTTAGCTAGAGCGAGTCATTAAATCGTATGGGTTGTGACAACCACAACCCATACTAAACACCTATGCTATAATAAACATATCCTTAAACAGTAAACCGAGCGTAGCGGTATTTAGCTTAAATAAAAAAGACGGGTTTTAAACCCGTCTTTTCTTTTTATTCAGCTCCGTTTTCTTTATCTTCTTCAGTTGGATTCTCTTCTTCAGAATTAAGTTCTTCCTTAATATACTTTACATCAGCTCTTGTCAAAATTCCTGCAGCAACTGCATAATCCCAATTAATAGTTTCACTTGCCATGAACTCTTTAAAAATCTGCGGATTCTCAATTTTCATACCAATCACATTCTTAAGAGCCTCAGTATCCATATCCTTATACTTCTCAATTCTGCCTTGACTTTGCATACTAACGTCCATTAGTCTACCTCCTTATAAATCAATCTATTTATAAGTAGACTTTCTTTTTAATCACTCTACTCCCAACTAACCATTTTAGTTCTTTTCTTTTTCTTCGGTGGCATTTTTGCCCAAAGTAAGCAATCTCTTGCTCTTGTTGCTGCTACATAGCACAGACGTGCTTCTTCATCATTATAAGCTCTTATATTATATGAAAGAACGCACTTGTTCTCCAATCCCTTCGCGCTGTGTACAGTTAGTATTTTAACTGTATCTTCTTTCATCTTTTCTTCTATTTGTGAATTGGTCAGTTCTGCTTGCTTAAATGTGTCTGTTGGCACATCAAGTTCTGCAAACAACTGTGTAAATAAATCTATGTCTGCATTTGTTCTACAAAGTACAAACCAGTCTCCCCATTTTGTATGTAATCTTTCCTTTGTACGTATTAATGAATGTGCCGCTTCTGAAGGAGTCAAATTGCCTTCGATAACCGAATATGGCGCGCGGCTGCTTCGTTCAGGAATTGAGTCATCTTCATAATCTGGACCGAGACGATAGAGGAATTTCTTTGCAAAGTGGAGTATATCTGGGAGATTACGATAGTTTTGTCTCATTCGATAGACAGTGACTCCAGGTTCGTACATTTTGTTAATGAGGTATTGTGGGTCTGCACCGGACCAACCATAGATTGATTGACGATAGTCGAAGAAATACATATAGTTGTCTGGATTAAGAAGTTCAAAGAATTTAAATTGTGCTTCTGTACTGTCCTGCCCCTCATCAAGTATCAAATGTGAAATATGCTTAATACAATTTTTATTTTCTTCAATACGAGGAAACAGGTCGTCAAAACGCTCTTGGTCAAGTAAATCTCTTGTATCGATGGCGCCGCCGCGAAGTAAGTAATTGCAATAAGAATGAACAGTGCCGATGAACAAACCGTTTGGATAACCAAGTCGTTCATACATAACTGAAGCAGCATTGTTCGTAAAAGTAATTGCCACAATTTCTGATGGGTCAACCCCATTATCAAACAAATATTTAAGTCGACCAATTAGAGTTTGTGTTTTTCCGCTTGCTGCAGCGCTACAAACCAGTACGTGTGGTTTGTCCGTAGTAATAATTTGTTTCTGAATTTCATTATAATTTTCCATTTTTACTCTCCTCCCCGAACAGTTCGAACGGGTCATTTGATTTATTTATTTTTTATCGCCAGTAACACTGTTTAATCCATAAGTCTTACTGTCGTAAAAATCTATATAGTACGATTCGCGCTCTCGAAGCTTGTCTTTTGGAACCGCTTCAAGTAATTCAAAAGTGAAATTTTCACATCCATCAGAAGCCATAACTCTATGAAGCTGTGAAGAAGCTAAAGTACCAACTCCTAAAGCTGATTTAACGTGTTCTTGCCAACGCTTATCTACTGAAGTAGTTTGACCTATATATATCTCATTGGTTTTAAGACGAGTTATTTTATAAACTCCACTTACATCTCCATTTGGAAGTAGACGTTTACGAAGTTCTGCTAAAGGTTTTTGATAATAGCCAGTCCAAATAACTTTATTAATCGCTTCTGGATGTCGAAGGCGCGGAGCCACACTTCGTAAGATTTCTACATCATCCTTATCGTTTGGGTCAAGTTGAATTCGATAGAAGTCTTGTTGTTCTTCGACCTCGCGCTGTCTGCGTATTTCCTCATTTATAGCCGCGCGCTTTGTACGTTCTTCCTCTAATTCATTTTGAACTTTATTTATTTGTTCTTCAAGATTATTAATATAAAACTGTTTTTGCTCAAGTTGCGAATTAGCTTCATCAATTTTAAGCTTTCTATATTGCGTTACACTTGCATCTATAAGCAAACGCTTACGTTTTTCGTATTCGGCGCCAGCGCTATCAATTTCATTAATCTTTCCTTTTCGATAAGTTTCTAAATCTTGATTGACTTCTTCATAACGCTTTTCTTTTTCTTTTAATACCTCATTAAAGCGTTTAATCTCATTATCCAAATTATTTAATTGACTTTGATGTAATTGAAAACGAGTCTGCCACTCTTTATCTAATCCATCTGTTTTAACTTTAAACTTATCTGTTAGTGTTTTTTCTTCTCTATTCCACTCTTCTTTGAAGTAGTCTTTTAACTCATCCTTTCTTGCTACTTCTATTTTCTTTTTTTCAAGTTCTGTTTGTTCTAATTTTTTACCGCGCTTATTTAACGTAATTCCTAATATGATAATTAAAATAATACTACAAAGAAGAAGGATTAATAATGTTTGTTCCATATCAATTCCTCCATTACTTTATAGTATAATTATATCATATCATAAAATAATAAGTCAAATTATATAATATATATAATAAGGTTTTTGCTTTGTTTTTTGCTTCGCCCAATTATAGTATCTCAAAAATTTGCCCTCATGTCAAATTTTCTCTTGTCGTAGTCGTTTTTCCAACGATTACGAGCACGAAATTTCTCAGTGAAAATTTGGTCTGCTGACGTGAGATTGTCGAGTTCCCAATAGGGGATAACGTAGATTGGAATTCCGTTAGCAAGGCAATAACTGATTTTTCTGCGGTCGCGCTCTTGTGCTGCTACGAATTCGGCGCGAGTGCGATGGAATTTGCGAACTGGTTTATAATGTTGTTCACCTTGTACCTCTATGACGCATGGAGTCGACCGGCCGCTAACGACGTAGAAATCAAAACGATAAAGTCCATGCTTCAAATCCTTAAATCTTTTTTCTCTTTCAAATCTATATCCACCTTTCTTCAAAAGCTGAATAATCTTTTCTTCACCTTTACTCATATCTCTACCTCCGTCTTATAAAAGTAGAGAAACGATAAATATTCTCCACTTCTTAAAAGAAGAGACGATTTATGTCCATTAAGGGAGGAAAC